CTTTCTGCTTTTAATTTTGCATCTTTCTTTGCCCTATCACTTGCATTATTTATAGCTATTTGTCTAAATTGGTCTGATGATTTACTTACAGCATTAAAAAATGCTTCTACTGGTCTAGTGTCTACTCTACCTAAATTTACATTTACTTGTGTTCCTGTGTCTACTTTTATTCTATTTAAATCTGAATATCTTTTTGCCATAATTACCCACCACTTTTAGTAGCTGAACTTGCAGACAAACCACTAGCAACTGTACCTGAAGCTGATGCTATACCAGCGGCAGTATAAAAACCACTTAAGTCTGGTCTTGTACCTTGTACTGTATTTACTGCTATCTGTGTTGATAGTCTACTATCTTGTACTCTACGACCTAATCTTATGTTATCTATATCAAGTCGTAAACTTTGTTCTTCTTTATTTAGTATAGATAAGAAAGATGGATTATCTTTACCTTTACCTAATGCTCTCATAGTTGCTATGTTTCTAGCATATGCTTGTCTTCTATTATTTTCTTCTATTTTTGCATTTATTTTAGCTAATTTTCTTCTTTCTTGTAATTCTGAATTTCTTATTTTTGCTTCTTCTTCAGCAAGTTTATTATTTATCTTTGATGCTTGTGCTTGTATTCTTGCACTTTGAACAGTAGCACCAGCACTTATTGCAGTCAAAATTAAAATTGGATCACACATTAAACAGCATACTCCATTACTAATCCTGTAATCCTAACTGGTAAAGGATCACTTTGTGTTATAGATACAGTTGCATCTTTATTGTATCCTAATAAATAAAAATCTTTTTTACCTGTTACAGCAGTTGGTGCTAAAGATAAATCATCTGTAACTTGTCTTAATACAAGTTTATTGCCAGATACAGAAGTAGCTAATGCAGAGTTTAATCCTAATATTACTTTACTTATTCTTTTTGGTTTACCTTGTAAACTACCACTTGGTAATGCTATTTCTACAGGCATAGTTTCAACATTTAATTCATAGTCAAAACCAACAGTTATTGTTGTAGTATCAAAACCACTTGATAGTGTTAATTGTCCACCACTTGTAACAGCAAATTCACCCATATAAAAATTACCACTTCTTACTCTAACAGTTTTACTTGCATAGTTTGATAAGCCAGTAAATACAGTACCAGCACTTCCTATTACAAAAGTAGACGCATGATCTAATGTATTATCTTCATCACCCATTTCTTCTATATAATATGCACTATTTCTAAATACAGTAAAGAACAATCGAGAACCTACTGCTTCTACACTTTTATAAGATGCACCAGATGTAGTTTTCCATTCAGTCCATCCAGCTAATTTTTCTGCACGAACTGCATGAAACACTCCAGCAGTACCATCAGTATTAATAAATATTGCATATGACTCTGGTCTTTCAGAAGTGCCTTGTAATATTGTCATATCTATTGGTGTTTGTACTAAATGACTTGCTAGGACACTTATATTTGTTGCTGAATAAGATAATTCTAAATCTGTAAATAATAATTCTCTTACTGCTCTGCCATGTTTTTGCACAAACAATGCACCACCTTCTAGTGTTTTAATATTTACATGACTACAACCATGTGTTGTTTGTCTTCTTGCTTGAAAATTACTAGGTGTTAATACTGCTGTATCTGATTGAGGACAAAAAAATTCACCATTAGCTGTAAATATAAGTAAATGTCTATTAGATATTAAATGTCTTATATCTGCTACTTGCGATACTCCAATACTTGATTGTATACTATCTGCATCATTTCCTTCACCTACATCAAAATTAAAAAATTCATCTACTTTTGAAGCCCATACAAAATCTGGTAAACTAGAAGAACCACCAAACCACAATCTACCATCATGAAATGTAGATGATGCTGGAAAACCTCTTATTGAACTATATGTTTGTTCTTTCCATCTAGTGTTTACTTGATTAGCACTTGTTAAAAATACTGCGGCTCCTCCACCAGCGACAGTATTGTTAGCATTTGCACTACCACCAGCAGTAAATGTATAAGTATCTTCATTTAAAACTGATATAGTTTTTGAACCATTAATATCTGTAGCACTTATACCTTCAATACTATTAGAACCTGATATAGTTATAGATGCTCCATTTGCTAAACCATGTAAAGGATCATTTACTGTAATTACTTTAGTTCCATTTTCTGTTGTAAAAGGATCAATTATAAGTTGTTTACGCAAAGTACCAAGTATTGTAGCTGTAACTTGTGTTGCACTTGTATATCCTGTTATAAGTAAAGTTGTATCTTCAATCATTAAATATACATTTACATAAGCTGATGTAAAATGATTTGCACTTGTTGTTAAAGTAACACTACCTGTAGTACCACTTGCTGATATAGTAGTAGTTGCATTTGCAAATTTATAATATGGTTGATATACATTTTCTGCATCAGTATCAAAAGTAAAATTGCTTTTTGTAAAAGAAGTTAATCCAGTTCTAAATATTTTTTGTGTTTGCATACTAGGATGTGTTACAATCATAGTATCTCCAGACTGACTAAATTGCATTTCAAACAATATGCTTGTAGTCCAAACACAACCAGTAATAGATTGTGCTAAAGAATTATCACCAAGATAATATATATCTACTCTTTCATTACCAAATGCTAGTATGTACTGCTCATTATCATCAAAATCAAAACCAACTAATCTTGCATTACCAGATAAATTTGCATATCTTTTTGTACCATTTCTTCTTTTAAATCCACCTTGAGAAAATAAACTTACATTTTGCATTTGCCTTGCTCCATTAGCATATGCATTAACATCACTACGCATATCCATTAAAGGATCAAGTTCTCCAGCTTGGAATGTTGTTTTAAGTTGTCTTAATAATGCTCTTGTTTTTGCCACATTTACTCCACAGTTCCTTCTATACTAGAAACACCTGTAGAATTTCTTGTGTTAGCAAATCTTGTAACTCTTAATCTGCTAGAGGTTCTTTGTTGTGCATCAAGATTTTTAGCTATTGCTAATTGTCTTTGTGCCTTACCTTCCAAAGAATCTGATAGTGCATTGTTTTGTGCTACAGCATATCCAAATATAGAAGCTAATGATAATTCTAATAAAAATATAAAATACGGAGGAAAAAATTCTTCTGGATTTGTAGCACTTTCATCATAATAAGTATAATCTGCATATACTGTATCTGTAGAAGTTGCATCATTATAAACCATATCTCCATATCTCTCAAACTTAATTGGCATATCATTTACAAACACACCATGTAAACCTACTAAATCACTTGGTAGTTGATAAGCGGCATCCCATTTGTGGTCTGGTGCATCTGTTAATCTCGAAAGTTGTGCTTGTTTACTAGCAAACCTCCAGCGATAACTAGACAGCATATTCTTAACTGTATCTAAATATAAATTACTAGCAACTGTAGACTCTGTTGTTCCATCTGCAAAAGAAGTAATAGGACTTGCTCCTATCATTACTAATGCTCTTGCACATATATCTATCTTTGTTGTTGCCATATAATGTTGGGGGAGTTACCTCCCCCATACTCCGTTAAGCAAGTAATGCTACTGTTACTGGTGTAGCACCAGTTGCAGATGTTACAGTTGCTAGGTCTACTGTTGGTGATCCACCACCAGTTGCTCCTATGATAACTATTACATCAAATTGCTTTAATTCATTAGTTACACTACTAAAGTAACCAGAATCATCAGCTGTGCCTATCGCATCTGTGGTTTTATAAATCCACATTCCAGGATTGGCACCACCAACCTTAAATAGATTTGTTGCATCTAAAGCCATTTGTACCTCCTATTCAGTTATTTGCACTTCAAAGACTGCGTTATCGTCAATTAAGACAACACCCAAGCTCATATATGCAGTTATTAAATTAGACACTCTTTCTGGTATATAGTTGATTTCTGTTGTTACATCAGAACCCATTGCTACACCTAGTCCAGTTCTATGATATGCAAAGCATTGTCTTCTACCACCTGTTTCTGGTAGTCCACTATGCACCATCCACATAAAACCTAACCATCTTTTTGCAACCATTCCACCTTTAAATGGTAGTTCATCTGGTCCAACGAAATCAGCATCAGTAAATGCCGCTATTGCTAGTAAGTCAACCCAAGCATCAGGTGATACTATAAAGTATCTATCACCATCATCAGGAATATCATTCTCACCCATTGATGCAAATATAGCTTCTATTTTTGCTAATGTTAAACCATTTGAGTCAGAGTTACCTGATAGGTTTGATGTACCATCAAGAGCAGTTGTAATAAGTTCGTCAGTTTTTCTTCCTAACGCACCAGCACTACTTTGTGCAACAACCATTCTTTCGTCTATGTTAGTCTTAAGTTCATCTAATCTGTCCACATAATCTGCACTATAGTAGTCGCTTAATGTTGCAGTTACATTTGTATGATCGATATTCATTATTGGTACTTGTCCATGTCTTGATTTT